GCAGTGCCTTTCTCGATCCACTGCTCTGGACACAATCGAATGCTTGCGGAAGGATGCAGCTGGTAAGGAAAACAAAAAGTTAGTGAACAAACAAACAAACAAGGAGGTTTAAGTTATGGTATACAATAGCGTAAAGGACGGTAAGGAAGGTCGGTACATTAAGATCAAGCAAGCAGCCGAGCAGCTGTATGATTTGGTCAAGGACGAGAAGCGTGCTGATGGGACGCCAGCATTCAAAAGCTGGCAGTCAATGTACAGCAACCTGCATAACGCACTGCACAGGGGGTACATTGACGGTGCTAAAGAGTCGCCCCATGTCACATGGATTCACATGGACAAGGCGGAGGAGTACATCATGGCGTGGATTGAGCAAGCGGTTAAAACTACTGGCCCTATCCGCTTGATGAGGAAGAAGAAGCACAGCCACGTTGGCAAGCGGACTCATTCACTCAAGCAGTTTAACGGCGACCAAAGCGCGAGCTGCGGAGTTAGCTCGGCCTCGGCAGAGGGCAGTGCCTACCTATTGGTGGACACCTCAGGCAAGCCCGTTGCCTCGATTGAGGCAAGCGGAGAGTGGGCGGCAGCTAGCTGTGCGTTGAGGCATTTGGGATACCAGATACACCCTGTGCCCAAGGTGATTAAGCATGAGGTGCTGTAGGTAGTGCCCCCGCCACAGCAGGGAGGTTATGGTCAACTCCTCCCTGCTGCTGGCGGCTTGTGCCACAACAACAACGAAAGACAAGCCGTGGCGGGCGCAATAGGAGCTTGCCACCCGAACCTAACAGGAAGCAACAACAACATGGACAACATTATTCGCAATTACATGGACACTGCGGAGAAGCCTCGCAGCGTTGATCAGATCAAGGCAATAGCCCGCATGATTGAGCGTCACGTTAGCAGCATAGCTGCCGCTAGCTTCATGGCGTTGGCACTGGCGGCTAACTCAGCCACCCCGTCCGCCCCGTCAGGGGGTGATTTAAATCTGTGTGCCGCAGTCCTTGTGCTGGAGGCGCAGGGCGAAGGGCGGCTAGGCATGGAGCTGGTGTGGCAGGTGGTGTGGCAGAGGGCTAGCAGCAAACGCTGGAAGGCCACGCCAGCTGGGGTATGCCGCCAGCCGTTGCAGTTCAGCTGCCTTAATGGAGTGAGTGAGGCACAGGCTATCGCAAGGGCTAAGCGTAGCTCGATGTGGGATCAAGCCGTTGCCATTGCTTCCTCACCGCCTAAGTACGGCAAGGTGAATGCGAAGGGGTGCGATCATTACCATGCTAGCTACATACGTAAACCTAGCTGGGCGAAGGGCGAGAGGCCACGGCTCACATATAAGAAGCACATCTTTTACAAACTGGAGGACAAATAATCATGGCTAAATTCGAGGGAAGAGGATGGTACGACCACCTTGGCAACATGGTGGTTAAGATGCCAGATAATCAACGCATGGATGACTACCATTACAGGCTCCACGACTTGCTTCACCACCTCACAAACTTGATGTGGCACGAAGAGGAGCGTGACTGGGCTAATTGCCATAATAACGGAGAACTGGAGGACTAACTATGGCTGAAGAAAATTGTGACACCTGCGGCGGTGAGGTAACGACCAAGAACTGTGCCATCACGATGCACTGCATTGCTTGGGATCAGCCTTACATTGGGCTGTTCGCTCGCCGTCGGTGCATCCGCTGCTCCCCATCAAGGGCGCAGCACATAGTTCACCCTGACTTTCCACCTGTGGTGGATTGCAGGGAGCAATACGATAAACGTCTGTTCGAGTCAGACGAACAGAGGCACATGTTCGAGCGTCGATGGACGGCTGCTTGGCTTGTGTGCCAGAACGAAGAGGTAGCTGATGCCGTACTTGGCAAGCTAGCTGCCACATGGGAGGAACCTGAGTAGAGTTATGAAAAGAACATTAGGAACACATGATATAGTCGATGCGCTGATGCGCGACGAGTACGCTGGCTGGAGCTACGAGGGGGCGAAAGCCTTGGCCGAGTGGCTGGAGCAGTTAGAGGAGGACTGCGGGGCTGAGTACGAGCTAGATACCGTAGCGTTGCGGTGCGAGTACAGCGAGTACGAGTCAGCATTGGACGCTTACTGCACTCACAACGGCATGGTGGAACTGCTGGCTCAAAAGGTTCTGGGGGCTGAGGATGCTGAAGAAGCTGAGGAGAAGGCACTTAACTGGCTGGATGACCGAACCGTTGTCATCCACCATGACAAGGGCGTGATTGTTGGGGCGTTCTAACACCACACCCTCCCCCTTACTTTTCTCTCTGAACGAAGTGAAGAGAGAAAAGATAAGGGAGAGGGGTGAACAGCCCGATCTGATTTGAATTTACAATTTGGAGACTCGACGGGGTTTCCAAGGGACGTAGCGTAACAAGCCTTTACAGGAGGGCTAGCGCACCGAAACAGGAGGCAGGAGGTCATCAACCTCTGGGAGCCGAGTAGCACCGTCCGTAAGGGCAAGGCTATGATGCGAGTAGGGTACGAAGTGTTGTAGGGTTAAATGAACTTGATCTTGGCCCGAGAGTAGTTGCTGGTATTCAAGAAGTCCAGCCGTCCCACTACTTTATGAAAACGAAAACGAAAAGAATTGCTGCACGGGTAAACCTAGATGGGTTTATGGGCAGTGCCAGCAGAGAACACAGAGTGCGGAAGGGCAAAGGCTCGTTTCGCAGGAACCCAAAACATAGGAGTCAGATAACATAACATGAAAGAGCAACAACCTAAAACGTCGGAGTACAAGGGGCACACCCTCTTGGTACTGAACCCTGATGCTAAATTCCCCTTCCAATTCGGCAGGGCGAAGGCGCAGCAGATCGTGCAAAATTGGCCGGTCATCGCACACTTTGCGGAGACTGGTGAACTACTGGAAGTAGCTGAAGTGGAGGATAAATAATATGGCTGAGGTAAAGGAAAAGGTGCGAGCTAGCGACAGCAGCACCGCTGAATACAAGGGTCGCAGGATAGTGGACATGACGCTGGACGAGCTGAACGAGGCGTATGACGGGGTTACTGATGTTATGTATCAGTTAGGCTCGGCGCACTCTGAGCTGGAGCAAGCCATCGACGAGGCTCAGAGCCAGCTCAGTGAGGCTGAAAAGCTCGGCATAACGTGCGATGACTTGCACGCTGACGCTTGGGCTGTCGAGGAAGCTGAGGCGGCGGTGTCGGATTTGGCTGATGAGATCAGCGAGCGCATAAACGACCTTGAAGAAGAGGAGGGGGAGGAATAGATGATATACAGTATAAATATCTTAATGACCGAAGAGGATAAGGATACCCTCTTGGAGATGATAACAACCGCTGAAGAGGAGTCGCTTCTGGTGAACGGCTTCACTGTGCGAGTAGACGAGAAACATGACGAAAGCTAATAAGCCAGTGTCCAGAGAGACACATGCTACGGTCAGGGATCGTGGCAAGGATAGGGAAGTGTGCGTCACCATTGACCGCACGACCGTAACACTGCGACTGAAAGGTACGCAGCAATCACAAACTATTGCAGTCGATAGACTGTACAACGATCTACAGGCCAGAGCAGCCCGACTGGGCGCAGGTATGTAGCAACCGCAGGGTGCGTCACTTTTTTATACTGCGGGGTGGCGCACCCTGCTAACACTAAAGATATGTCGAATACTAAATACGAATTAAACGAGTGGCAAGTCACGCGAGCGAGCTTGCTGGAGTTAGCAACGGAGGGGTGCGAGACAGCCCCTGTAATCAAGCTGGGAATTGACCGAGAGACTATGGAACACATAGCAGCCATTGAGGTAAGCTCAGGTGATGATGACTTAATTGTAGCCATCAAGCCTGACAGCATAGAAGTGGCGGTTGATTCGGATGTCCCAGACAGGAAGGGGGTCTATTCCATTAGCAATGAGAACGAACACTTCTTCATGGCTGAGCTTATCAACGCCGTGTGGACAAACGGGTACGAAAAGATGTTCGAGCCTATGATTAGGGGGGAAAGAGAAGCCCCGAAAGAGGAGGCGAAATGATCAGCGCGTACTGCGGAGACATAATAGAGCTAGTCAAGGGCTGGAGTAGCAGCGCGATTGTTAATCCTGCTAACCATGAGCTAGTGGAGGGTGGCACTTTGTGTGGTGAAATCTATCACCACGCAGGTGCTGTCAACCTCGACCATGACCTTCATAACTTGAGGGGAATTTCCGAGGGGTCTGCTGTTATCACCTCGGGGCATGACTTGTGTGGCTGGATCATACACACGCTAGCCCCTCGCTATGACAGCATTGGCAAGTGGGACTCGTTAGCTAGGTGCTACATATCCATAGCTCAGCTAGGCATGTACCTAAACAGGGAAGCTGGGGTTGATATGCTAGCTGTGCCAGCCATTGGCACAGGGGCTTTCGGGCTGGATAAAGACAAGGCTGATGAGGTGGCTCGACTGAGCCTGCTTAAAGCGTTGAGCGAGGAGGATCGCAAATCACTGAATGTTTGCTTGGTGTTTCAAGACAGCCGCTTGAATCGCAGCAGATATGAGCGGATGCTGGAGGATGAAAACGTGTGCCAGCAGCCTCTTAGCATGAAGCCTGACCATTAATAAATCACGGAAGGAGACTGAAAATAATGAGCGATAAATTGGACAAGGATAGCTGGCAGCGCAGGTCGTTCCATAACCCTGAGCAGCCGGTTCCGATTGAGTATGACTACATCTTAGAGGATAGGCTGTCCGTCCTTACGAAAGATCAGCTAGCTTACGCGGAGTGGCTGGTCGGCCAGTACACGGGCTGGGCTAGTTTCAGTGAAATGTGCCGACACTACCCAACCCTACAGCCGCCCCCTAGGGGGCGGAGCAAGGCTAACAAGCTATCTAGGGAGAGAGTGAGGCATCTCCGTGAGTTCTACGCCGCCGTAACGGGACGCCCAGCCTTTGGCGAGAACATTTCTGAGGCGTTACCAAGGTAAGAGTTATGAGTAATTACGAGATAATAAAGGAGATTTACAAGCTAGCAGAGGTAGATAAGTCAGTGGGGTATTGGGACAGGGAAGAAGATTGCGAGGAGCGGTGCGAGAAGATTCTCGCGCTAATCAAAAAGATGCGACCCCACATAAGGTAGTACCCTTATCCTTATCTTTATCCTTATCCTTATCCTTAATACTTACTAAACCCTTTGGCAAGGGTTTGGTAAGGGTTGGGATTACCTGAGTCCAGCTAATGCTGCTGACTTTAGGTAGCGTCTCTGAACCTCCATCATGGACGCCGCCTCGGCGGGCCGACGTTCCTTCAGCCAGAGGTAGAACTGACGCCTCACCTTCTCGTTTTCTACCCCGCCAACCTTGAGCGGCTGGCGATTGCGAACAGAAGTTCTCATTGCTAGCAGCTTCTTCCTGCGTTCCTTTGGTTCCGCTTCCTCAATCGCGTTCCTGCGAAGGTCGCGAGCTAGCTCATGGTCGCCAACTAGCAGCGCATCATGTATTGAATCATACAGGTACGAGTTAGGATTCTTTGCATCCATAATGAAGTTCATGGAGCGAGCCTCATCAAGTTCAAACTCGTCAGCAAACCGCCTAGCTGCGTTCCGAAGCTTGCCGACCTGAATGGAGGCATCCTTTTTCGCGCTCCAGTGTTCGTCAATAGTGTTATCCATTAAGCCCTCAGTCACTGAGGATAGCGGCGGCTGCTTCAGTGCTGGCAGTCGAAGGAAGAAGTCCTTCAAGTCCCTGCCCAGCCCTTCAGTTAAGCTCTCCCGATTAAATCTGTCAGTCACCAAGCCAACGATCTCCTTGCCCGTCTGGATAGTGGGAGGCTCAAGTGGGTTCTTGTAACGCCAGCCGCGAGTAGCCATGTCCTTGCTTAGCTGGTAGTAGTCGCCAATGATTCCAGAGCCGCCGTCCAGCACGAAGTTGTTAGCCATTCTCTCGAAGGCTAGCATCATGGCACGCTGCTCATCCACGCTGTAGGTTTCAGCTATCTCACCGAACCCTGCTTCCTTGCGCTCCTTGTCAGTCAACGCCTCGCGCAGCTGTGAGTACAACTCACCGGCCCCCATTGAGAGAATCATCATGCGTAAGAGGGGCTTGAAGTCCCGCTCAACCTGTAGCTCACGCCCCTTGTGGTAGACCTTCTCTCCGCCAAGCGCAGGGCCGATCACGTTCCTGCCAAGGTCGCGTAACCTTTGGTAGCCCCACTTCTGAAACTGAAAGAACATCCTGCCCACAGGGCTTGAGAAGAATAGCGGGCTTTGGCTTACGTCGTAGCTGTACTGCTTCTCCCTTACCGTAGCGCGAAGGAATCTTCGAACCTCCCTAACGTCCCCGTTCAAGACGGCCTGACGATCCGACTCGGTATGGAATCCCATCCGCTTCATTAACGCGAGGCGTCTCTTGTAATCGCCCTGCTCATTCTCAACCAGCGTGCGCGTAGCGCGAAGCCACTGCAACCCAGCGGTGTAGCTGATCGAGCGGCCCATCCGCTCAGTCACGCCGTGCATCCATAGGGCCATCGTGTTCCCCTTCATCAGCTTTGCCCTAGCTGAGCGACTATCGTACCACGGGCTGTCCTCGTATAAGTCCAGTAGCTGAGCAGTCTGGAAGTCCATTCGCAGTGCGCCAACAGCGTGAGCCTCAGCAACCATCTCAGGGGTGGCAGTCTTAGCTCCCTCCTTCCAGAACTTAGCAGTCCACTCTCCGCCGAAAATCTTCTGCGCCGTTAAGGCTGTGGCCTTGGTTGATTGGAGGAGGCTTTTCCCTAACGCCCCAGCTGTGTTGATGTACCCGAACGATTCCATGTTCATCCTTAACGCGGACGTTAAGTTACGCAGGGATGTCAGCGGGCCAGAGAGGTACAGCATACTGCTGATTCCAGTGCCCCAGCTAGCCACGTTCTGCCACCCCTCCCACTTAGGCCGCTGCCGGTAGACGGTCTTTTGGATTAGGTCAATATCTTCCGCTAAGGAAGCATCACCTACCTCGTCCTTAGCAATGTCCCAAGCGTCCTTAACTCTCTTGCCCCCGTCGTCAATCCTTTGGCCGAATGCCTGTATCTGTGCGGCCCGCTCGGAGTAGCGGCGAAGGAAGTGAAGGTAAGCCTCGACGCTGTTCTCGTAATACTGATCAGGCAGCTTGACGCCACGCGCCCTCTCAAGGTTGGCAAAGTAGTCGCCGCCCGTGGTGTCCCTGTAATCCTTCTGCAACGACTCATGTGCCTCCTCGACCGTCTCCGCGTTACCGTTAGCTACCATGTCGTTCAGTAGCGTGCGGTACTTTTCCCTGTACTGCGGGAGGTTCCGGTTAGTGATTATGTCGAATGTTTCCTGCTTGAACATGCGCGGGAAATGCCACTCACCAAGGTCGCCAATCTTTCGCCACCCACCCTTGCCGCCCCTGAGCGACGGATCATACACATGAACATCTAGCTCGCTGCTAAGCGCACCCGTGTCTTGAGCGGTAGACTTCTGCCAAGCAACCAAATCTTTGGTGGCCTTTGACATACCTGCTAGCGCAGTCTCGGCCTCTTCCCTGAAGTTGCCTGCGTCCTCGTCGCTCTTAGGGCCACGCTCCCTTATTGTCATGTAATCATTGAACTCTGACTTAGCAGTCTCCCACTCCTTGTAGGTGTACTTCTCCTGAAGGTCGCGGTAGCCATCGAAGAACCTTCCGAGCAGTATTGATTCTGCGTCGTAGTATTCCCGAAGAGAATCTGCTAGGTTGTGCAGGCCCGCTCTGCGAAGCAAGTCCTCCCCGCCAAGTGCCCATCGGTGAGGGGACACCATCCTGCCAATCACGCCCACTGCGGTGCGATCATGGGGGACGGGGGCCACCGGAGCCTCGCTCTCAGTGATGGTTCCGCCGCTGTCCGTACCCGAGCGAAGCTCATACTTGCCATTGATATTCAGGTACAGAACATCCCTGACATAATTCCGAAGCAGACTTTCCTCAAGCCCTCGGAATACAGCAATCTCCCTGCCAGCGTAGCCAGAATTGATATTCCTGCCGAGGCCGCTGTGAACCACGCCAGAATAAAACGTCACCCCATCAACGCCCTTCTCCACTAGCCTCCGCTTGAAGGCGTTGCTGTTACCCTTAGTCTCCTTTAGGTTAGCTGCCTCCTTGAGCCTTGCACTAAGGTACTCAGGGTTCTGCTCAAGCCTTCCTATCACCTGCCAAATCGGTAGGTTTCTAAGATCAGGGTCAACCTCACCAATGTTGTTGCCCTCCACTCGCTCAACTGTCATCACCGAATCGAAGATTTCCCGAGGCGTTCCGTTGTGCCCATTCAACCCGCCCACATCAGCTACTGCCTCGAATAAGGTTACAGCCTCCTCGCTTAGCTCGCCGTTCTCCTCAAGTGCTAGCTTGTCACCGTTTATGAGAAGGCTGAAGTCCCCGATAAGTTCTAAGATTTCACCTTGCCCCTTGTTAGTAGCGAAGTGTCGGGGCTGGCTTGGCTGGCCGAACGGGTCAGTTTTATTATCGGTCGATAAGTATATCGCCCCACCAACTTTCCCCCCAGTAAAGCCCGACTGAAACCCTTGCTCATGGATGCCCTCGGAACCAAGAAGGTCGGTTCCGTGGTACAGCTTGAGTCCGTTATGAACGGCAGTAACTTCTTCACTGGTCAGGTCAGGTCGGGAACCCTCTATAGCCTTCCTCATGTCTAAAGGGGTGTCCGCATTTAAGATTTCCTTGGCCCTAGCAACGCGGCTAGCACTGATGTCGTTGCCAATAGCCGACCGGAGGACACCGTATTCAACGATGTCTGATCCAGTGAAGTCTATACCCTTCCAAAGTCTAGCCCTGCCATCACTCCCCTCCCTGTACATGGCCATCTTTTTGTCGTTAGCAGCCATGCTAAACACGGCGGTCTGATCCTTGCTAGGCATCCCCTCAAAGTAAACGCTCTTGGAGTCAGTAGATTCCGTAACCCTAATCCAGCCCATCCTGTTAGCTGCCTTAGTAATGTACTCGGAGTCTAATTCATACCCAACGTGGCCAGTGAGAGTGTCAACGTACTCAGTGTAGGCGTCTTGAATTTCGTCAATTACGCCATTATCTACATCGACTTGAGCCTCCTCCTCAGCAAACTGAATTAACTTATCATGCTGCTTTTTGCCAGTCTTACCCTTGCTTTCAAGGTAGTGGCGCAAAGCCCTTTCGTGTACATCCCTAGCTGACCCCATCCCAGAATTTAAATCAATGATTTCACCCTTAGGGCCGAGCCAGAATGCTTCCCCTAACGGCATGTTCTCTGCAACCTCTGACAACTTCTTAGCTGACCACGCACCACCGCCCGTGCCCGAGCGAAGTATGGAATCACTTGTGTCGTCAAACCGTTGGGAGAGGGGGATAATGTTACCAGCGTCATCGCGGGTGATCGGGTCTGCGGATTTGATTTGGTTGGGGTCGAATGCGGCGTAGGTTGTGCCTTTTCGTTCGGTTGTTATATACCCATCATGCCCAAGCATCTTGAGTAACTTAGTAACGCCCTTAGTCTCAAAGAACCCGTAATCTCCTGAGAGTATCCACTTCCTTAGCCTAGAGTTGAACTCTGGTTCCTGCACAACCGAATCATCTAATGCGATTTTTGACCTCCTCTCTAGACTTTTAACTAACTCTTTCCCGCCCCACTCATTAATAGCATAAATCACATCGTTAAGGTGGGATGAGTTTCTGTAATCGTAAGGATTCCGCAAATCAAGATATGCTTCAATCACATCTGCCTTTCCTGTGATCGGTTGCTTACCCGCAAAACTACCGGCAGTGTCCTTACTGTCTGAAGTCATAATATGACCAAGATGATTTACCTTAAATACAGTGAAACCTTTATCTTCACCAAGAGGGATTGTCCTCCCATGATACACCGGCCCAATCGTATACCCCGCTGCCGCCGCCGCCTCATCCACCATACGCTGAAGCTCACTCGTGTTGGCTTCTGGGTCGCTAGCTAGCCTGAGGTATTCCGCGTCCCTTTGGGTGCTAGCAGCACCACCGCCCGTGCCCGAGCGAAGCATGGAGCCGCTTGCCTGAACGCTTTCCGCCGCTATCTGTTCCTCGTGCGACCGCACCCAATCGTTAGTGTACATCTCGACGCTGTACCTATGCGCCCCGTAACCCTGATTGTACTTCTCAGCCCTTGTTGTTGCGGCCTTCTTGTTCTTGTACTTTCCTACCCCAACAATTCTTTTCCCTCTGACATCATATATGATGATGGGCATCTCTGGATTGATCACAGATTTAGGCGTGCCATCAGACTTAACGCCCTTGTAGACTATCTCCTCGTCCTCAGCTAAGGGCGAGGGTAGCCTTTTGTTGGGTATGGTTTTGGGTATAAAGTCTGGATCGCCTGCCCTTATGAAGCTGTCTGGCCCCCCTGACCCAATCCTGAACTTGTAATCCTCGCCTCCTTCTGCCTTAGTGTCCTGCAACTTCTTCCTAGCAGCCGCCTCAGCCTCAGCCTTCTTCACATTTGCTAGCCCGCTAAGGAGCTGAAGCATCGCCTTGGTTTCCTCTACTCGCTTATATGCCAGCTCGGATGAAGTGGACACCTTCACCCAGTGCCCTCTCCCTGTTAGCTTATAGACCCAATTTAAAACCTTCTTCAAGAGGCGGTGCATGGACGGGGCGATGTCTCGGTTCCCGTATCCCTGCTCAGTGACCTTCCCGCGCAAAGCTTGCTGCCCCCGTATGCGGGTGTACTCAGCTGCTATTGTCATTCTGTGCCTGTCCCACTCTTCGCCCCCTTCCCTTTCCTTCTTGTTAAGAGTCTTTTTAGAAGCGACCCCATCCCCAGACCTTTCCTCCCTCGTGTAATAAGTGCTAATAGCCTCATTAACTTCCGCCTCAGTCATGTCGTTGTAGATGTCAACGTAGTGCTGTGTGAAATACGCCTTAAAATCTCCTACCGTGGCGTCTGGGTTGTTCGTGAGGAAGTCATCCATCAACGCCTGAGCCTCAACTACATGCCATATTTCCTCAGAGGCTACGCCGTTAAGGTCGAACATCCCCTCGGGAGCATTAGCAATGTTGTCAACACCCACGAAAATAGCGTTAATGTTATTGAGTGGGTCGGCATACATCGGGCCTCCTACTGTATGCCCCTGCTTAAACCTAAGCTCAATAGGATCAGACTCATTCCCCCTAAACCCAAGGCTCCTTGCCCCAGCTAGATAAGCACCGTATGCTTTCTCGATGGCAGCAACTACAGCAGGAGACTCAGGATCAACACCCTTCTCGATAACTAAAACCAAATTGCCGTCAGGCATTAGCACTCGCTGCTCGGCATTAACCCTCTCCCTGCGCTCTGCGTCTGCGTCAGGCTCCTGTGATTGCTCCTCCTGTGATTGCTCCTCGGCAGCTGGCTGCTCTTGCTCTTGCTGTTGTTGCTCTTGCTCTTGCGACGGCTCCTGCTCCTGAGCCTCTGCTGGCACGAAATCTTCACCGCCCTCCTCCTTGACGGCATCGTGAAGAACATTGAACTCGCCGCTCTCAATTCTCGCCTCGGCCTCCTCACGCGGCATTTGCTTGCCGTCCAGCACAGGCTGAGAGTCAACCTCGACGCTAACCTCGCCGCTTGGCTGGCTGACCAGAGTAAAGTTGCGCCCCTCTGGGCCTTCAACCTCAACGTCTGGCCCAGCAGGTTCCGTTAAGTCTCGCTGACCCCCCTCAGCTAGCTCCGTCTCCACATCCTGAGTGGTCGCGCCCTCATATGGGAGATTAAGGGACGGGCTATCCGCAGCCAGCTCCCCCGCCTCGACATCCATCGGGCTGTACTCTTCCAGCAGGGCATGTTCCGCTTCCCCTTTATCAACATCCTCGACGGGCCTCGCCTCTGGCTCTTGCAGCACGCTAAGTGCGCCCCCCTCAGCTAGCTCCGTCTCCACATCCTGAGGAGTCGCGCCCTCGTATGGGAGGCTAAAATCTTTATCCGCCGCTTCAGCACCGAGAAGCGCACGCCCGCGCTCAGTGCGCCTGTCAGCTATAGCATCGCGTAACGCCTTGTTTGTGATCTTGCCGTGCTTAGTCCGCCTTATCTTTGACGGGTCAACGTCAGCCTCTTGGGCTTCAGTGAAGAGTTCCTTGTCAGTCCCCTTTTGCAGCTGGCTTTCCGCCTCAGCCCACCCTGCACTAAGCTCAGCCTCAGCCTCGGGAGTCGCCACAACCTCAGCCTCAGGATCAACAGGGGCAACAACAGGATCAACGGGGGCAACAACAGGATCAACGGGGGCAACAACAGTATCAGCAGGAGCGGCCTCGGGGTCAGCGAGTGGATCAACAGGGGCAACAACGGGATCAACGGCAGGAGCAATAGCGGGGTCAACAGGGGTGACGGCTGGGTCAGCGGCTGGGTCAGCAACGTCTGTTAGGTCTTGCTCGAATCGCCTGCTAGGGTCGAGTATCCCAGCAGACTCAGCCGCTGGAGCTGTCTCCGTCGTGGTCGCCTCTTCGCGGGAACGAATCTCCGCCGCGCCAGAATCCCTGTCGTAACTCTCTATAAGTGCGCGAAGCCTATTAGCTTTCTCCTCAAGCATCGCGGCGTTCTTGGGCATCCCCTTTTTCCTGAACTCAGCAGCGTCTGCCTCAAGCTTTTCTATGTCTCGGTGCATCTTGACGCGCCTGCCAAGAGTAAAGGTAAGCAGGCCCATGACAGCACCAGCAACGCCTCCCGCACCAGCCGCAGTGTACGCCCCTTCAAGTAGCTTCCGCCCCTTGTCGTAGCCAACCAAGTGGGAGGCTACATAGTTTCCGTACATTGACTGCGAAAATTCCTGCGCTGCCTCGTAGCCACCAGTCTTTAAAGCCTCAAACATTCTGGACTTACCCCTCGGAACCACTCCGTCCAAATGCTTCAGAAGCTTAAACACCGGAGCTACCTCGGACAGACCTATGAGGCTGTTCCACATATAGGAACGGAAGGCCATCGACTTCTCTTCGTCAGTAAGCTCGCGCCCCTCGGATTGCGCTCTGGCTTCGAGGGTGTACATAGCGTCCTCCCAGCCCCCAACCATAGCCTGAGCTGCCCCTAACTCCCCGCCAACCACCGCATAAGTGCCTGTCTGGTAACGCTTACTCATTGCGGCAACGTCTCTTCTTGCCGCCTTACGGCCCGCCGCCTTGATCGCGGTGGGGCTTAATGGTACGCCACGCTTAGCCCCCAGCGCAGCCGCCTTTGCCGCCACGCTAGCCTTAGCTGCCTTAGAGGTTCCAGCAGCACCCTTGAGAACATTAACCCCGCCAACAGTTACGCCTCGGCTTCCAGCCCTTGATGCAATCTTCGACGCCAACGCCACGCCGCCGATGCCTCGGGTTCCGAAAACGATTCCGAACATGTTACCAATGGCCCGTGGGGCGTGGTCAGCTAGAAACTCGCCTTGAAAATCAGGGTTGACATCAGGGGCGAGTGCGCCACCTACCCAATCCATACCACCACCGATAGAGTAGCCCCACCCCTCCCTTGGGTCAGTGTCAATCAAGTCTGACGCGAGGATTCCTATCTGCTTTGGTATAGCTGAGAAGGGGTCTATGATCCCCCTCACTAGACTGCCGTAAGCCTGCGGGCCACGCATTTGCCCCAGCCCATAAAACCACCCAGACTCTTCGGTATCTTCTTCCTTCGGCTTTTCTTGCAGCTCCGCAGTAGGCGGAGCAGCTAAGCCCTTGAACTCCTCCGACACAAGCCCCTGCGAGGCCCAATACTCTTCAATAGTGGTTGGGCCAGTGAACTTCTCGTAGTCGGGCATGTGTTCGCGCATCCCATGATCAGCCAAGTAGTCTTTAATTGGGTCGTCCGCCATCGTGTGTGTCTCTACTTTTCTTTATTTTTTAGGTTGCGCTTTTTTGTCGCGCTCCATCGCTTTTTTGTCGCGCTCCATCGCTTCACGCCGCTTCTTCTCCAGTAAGTCCTCGTTTTCACGAGGAACTTTCCCAACTGGCGACTTAATGCTCAATAGTGCCTCATTATTTTCAATGTCCATTTGCTCGCGGGCGAACAAATGTTCGCCACGCGATCTGACTGTTTTAATGAACCTCTGATCCACTTCCACCCGCCACGCCGATTTCTTTTGCCGCCCAGTGCCGTAGGCTTTAGTGAAGGTAAAAGTAATATGCGAAGGCCACTCGGATTGCGGCTTGTCCTTTAAGGCTCTTAGCTGACGCCACGGTATATCAAGCCTATTGCCGTTTACATGATCACCCAAATTCGGCTCGGCTTGTTCGCCCGCCGCCTCGGCATAGAACTCCGCTTGCTCCTCAAGCAAGTAATCTCGGTTCTCCTTTCTAATCTTTTCCACCGCGTTCTCATAGAAATCGCTATCACTAAAATCAGGATCATCGGTGAACGTCCCAAAGCCGTCACCAGCTTGGGTGTTAATCAACCTTACCAACATGCGCCTAGCCACATTTGGATGAGAAACATGTTCTGAAAGCCCCTTAAATATCTGCTCGGCGTTTGCAACTATATCGGAGTCACCGTTCTCAATAAGCTTAGCAACGCCAGTGCCATTAAGAGGGTATTGCTCCTCTGCGCCATCACCATATTCAGATAGGCCAAGATGAAAACCCTCTCCGAAAATTAACTTCCCAACTTTATGCTGCGCCATGTTCATACCCTTGGTACTGCTGCTTTGGCTTTGATCCACCAGCTGGCTCGGGTCATTCGCCTGCAAACTCTGAACGACCTCTGTGCCAGTGCCTCCCAACGGAGCCTGCCCAGTAGGACTGCCGCCACCTGCTGGCCGACCTTGGAAATCAAGCCCGCTTTGATTGATAGTCACGGGGGTGCGGACGCCGCCAACTGAGCCGTCCGCATTTCGCGCCAACGGGTTCCACACAGGCATGGCTGGGGGCATACCCCGCAATTCCGCAGCAGTGGTAGCAACTTGTAAATCTGCGGCGTACACATGACGCCTCGCTTCGCCCATTAGCTGCGCCCGTTGCGCTGCTGAAAGCGGCTCACCGCCCGACGCTTCCAGAGCCGCGTCCTGAAGGGTCTTGTAAAGCGCGTTAGTCTGAGTCGCCCTTTGCTCTGGGGACATCTTTTTTGAGTCAAAATCTAAAGTTATCTTGCCGTCCTCAATGGCAGCTTTGCTTACGCTCAATCCCCACGCTTGAAGATGGCTTACCTGCGCTTGCTGTTTACTCAAGTCGTCCGCGAATGCTGCCTCCGCTCTCAGCTTGCTAACAAGCGGAGCGAGGCGTTCGAGGCCGCGCTCATTCAGAACAAATTCGTCGCCATATTTCTTGCCGTACATTGAAGCATTCTTGCCAGCTAATGATCCCTGAGGGGCATACATCGGGCCAACCCCCTCATCGTCGTCTGCAAACAGGGATAGTGGGTCAGTGGTTCGTGATGCCTCCATTAACAGTTTGTCTTGGGCCTCTATTGGTAGCCCCTCCAGCATCTTCTTCTGCCTCTCGCGGTTATCTATAAGCCGCCCAACAGTATGGATTTTACTTTTAGGGATTTCACCCCTTTCATTCATAAGCCCAAGCTCTTGAAGCCAAGGTTGGTGGCGTTGCGCCTTCACATAAACACTGCTAGCATGTTCCATCCCTGCGGCTTGCCCAACTTCGTACAACTGTCCGTTCTTGTTGTTTTTGTAGTGCGACTTGGCCTTAGCCCACTCAGCTTTCTGACTCGCTGTCAGCCCCTCAGGGATAACCATCGAGTCAATCGCGTCCCAATTACCTTCCCTAGCGAACGCCGCCATCTCACTCATAGACGCCTGAAGCACTGGCCTGCCTTTCTTATCTCTATCTGCTGCGGCCACCACTTCCTCCGCTCGGGTACGGGCAGCTTTAAGCTGCGCCGCGATAGCGGCTTTCTGCTCCTCCTGCGTAGCTTGAGAGAGCTCTAACTTGAGTTGTTGAATCTGAGAATTAAGATCAGCTAGCCTAGTATCATGCTTATAACGTTCAATTTGATATTCCCGCGTGCGCTCGTTGATCGTCTGATCTGTGATGATCCTGTTTAGCCGAGCGGACTGTGCGTTTCTTTCAAGGTCTACACCAACCCCCTCCCTAACATCGCGGTCACGGGCAGCATTCCAAGCCGCGATTCTCTTCATATCTACAGTTGCTTCTTCAGTTTTCTTAGCGATGCTTGCTTCTGTTTCAAGCTTGCTGGCCACGGCTCTATTTTTCTTAATTTCATCCTCAAGAGTCCTCTCGCCTAATGTAGCCTTTGTCTCTTGCTGGCGTGCGCTAGACTTAACCAATGATGCGCGGTCATCCTCCGTGCGCTCGTTGAACCTAAAACTCTGCTTCGCTAGGTTGGTGCTAGCATCCCTGCTCTCGATAACGCTTTGCGCGTCCTTAACTCGCCAAGGGTGCAGCTCCCGAGATTGCCTCATTTGCTGACGCCTATCTTTCATTCGCAGACGCTGCTCAGCAAGGTTCACCCCCTGCTGGTATGCTGCTGTTGAATCAAATCTGTACGGGTTAGCCATAATAATTTATTTGTTAAAGTTGTTTAAAGTGGGAGCTGGGGAATCGCTTGATCTTGTGGAGCGACGAGCCAAGCAGGGTTATTTTGGTAGGATTGCCCCATGTTCCATCCATACCCTTGAGGCTGGCTTATGCCCCACGGCGCATATACTGGCTGAGAAGCCATCCCTGACGCGCCGAACGGAAGCCCGCCTGTCGCCGCGCCTGCCCCGCCCAAGAATCCACCTAGCTGCCCACCTAGCTGTGCGCCGCCGAACCCAAGCGTAGAGCCGAGGATGGTTCCAAATCGTTGCCCTCCCGTCATGCTAGAAAAGTTATCAAAAGCACCACCACCAGCGGCGGACAATATGCCGCCAACGATGCCCTGCGTGATAGGATTGCCCTGCGCGTCGTACCTAGCCTGCTGTGAATCCCTAGCTAGCTTGGCGTTTCTTTCCTGCATCTTCTGCTCAATGCGCGATCTTGCGTCCTGAAAAAAGGACACGACCCTTGGGCCGTCCACTGTTAGTTGCCTGCTTTGGGAAAGGCGACTTTGCAGGAGGTTTAATCCCGTCATTATATTCTGACGCCTCGTAATGCCAAGGTCGCGGGCGTAGTCATGCTTTACCCTGTCGGAATCCTGAAGCCCCTGAGCAAGACCTATTTCAGCACGGGTGTCCCACGCATCCCGCTTCTCCTGCTCGGTCATTTCTCCCCTCAAAAGCGACTCCTGTATGTCAGCTTGGGCTTTAACCGAGGCGTCGTAATCAGGCATGACGGAGCGAATGCCCTGCATCAACGTCTCCTGATCCATTGACTGAATCGACTTAGCTAGATCAGCAAACTCGGGGAGTTTCTTTTTGTTGTAGGCGAACGCTGCGTCATACTCCTTGTCGAAATCGACAGGCTCAAACGCAGGAAGCTTAACTTTCTTGCCGAATAGTGAAGAGAAAAATCCCATATCTTATCCTATTGTAAATTGCTAACTCCGCCACCGCCGAAGGTTGCTACATTCTGGAACCGTGGTACTCCCACCGCCCCGTCACCTATGTAGTGCAGTAACTGATCCTGAAGCAAGCTAACAGCTCGACGCTCATAGATAATAGCCTCCTGCGGTAGATTGTTTTCCGCCTTGCGGATAGACAGCACCATCTCCTTCAGTGCTGGCTCATTTGAAATCATTAACCAGTCAGTGTCGTCCTTAGCTGGGACGAACCTTAGCTTGCCGACAATCGTAACAACGCGATCCTCGCCACTGTCCTTTAGGCCAGCTATCAAGCTGCGCCGATAGACTGGACGGGATTCATTGGGTTGATACTCAGCGATCAGCCTCGTAGTGCTGTCGCTAGGCTTCAGCTCATACACCTTTACGTTGGTCGCAGTGTCATCTTTCTGGACAGCAACCAGCTCAGCGAACAGCGAGTTAGTGTCAACAAACGTGGTGGTAAGCGTAACATACTCGCCGTCTACCCAAGTAGTCCCGTCTTGCGAGCGAACCCACTCACCGTTCTGGTCGTAGCCCTGAAGCAGCACTCTCTTGCCAGCATCACTTGTGTGTCCCGTGTACAGCCGAAGCTTCTTGTCGGTTCCAGCTATGTCGCTAAAGACACACGCTTCACCGCGATCAATGAGCGTTTTAGCGTCGGAGTCTTGGCTGTCCTGTATTCCGTATCCCGTCTCAAGAAACTCAAACCACTCATTGCGAACGATAGCTGGATCATCAGCGACAGCTACTGACTCAATAGTCTCCAACTCTCGCGGCCATGTAATTGTGCCGTTGGAAGAGTTTATTGCGTAGCGTGCATAAGTGCCAACCCACTTGCCCTTGTAGAGAAGCCGCTCCTGCGCTTCGTTGATGTAATCAACTACACGGGCGTCTGTGCCGCTCATGCTGAGCATTCGTGCTACATTTGTTTTAATGTCGCCAAGTGTTATTTTCATTATGACTGAGTGTAAGTCTGCCCCGCGTAATCCACGCCCTCCATCACCTTCAAGGTGAAGTCGTGAACGTGCCACAGAGTTCCGTCATTAGTCTCGAACCTAAAGTAGTAGCTACCGCCAGTTGAGTTTGTTATCAACTTGTGACAGAAACCGACATGGCAGGTTCGGTGTTGGGCCATTCCTGCGCTGCCTTGGCGGCGTTCGTAAAGTTTAACGTCGAACATTTTTGTGTAAGAAGCTCCGTCCGTGGATATTTGAACTTCACCATCCATCGAGTCCACCACGTTTGTGGGGTCAGCATCTTCAGCCACATTCACGGCCCATTCTAGGTAGTATGAACTGCTCGCATCTAGGCTGATTGCTGTCCCAGTAGCCAAGTTAGCGGCTCCGTCATTAATATCAGCGGTTCCGTAGTAAGTGTCCGATCCAGCAATCTCTGATCGGATAGCCTTGATTGACGGCGTAACGGAAACCTCGCTCCATTCAGGGTTTTGGCCTGCACCCCTTGTTTTAAGATAGTAGCCATCAGTGCCTGCACTTAACGTCGCTGGCGCACCTGAAGCTCCATAATAAATAATGTCGCCCTGAGTGTTGTCAGCTAGGCTTGATACTGGGGTTTTGAGCGGAACCCAAGAAGTGCTAGTGGTGTTGTAATAATACCACCCTAAGGCATCATTGCAGTCACTGGCATTTTGCTTAAACCATAACTTGTCTTGATCACCGGCATCGGGCGTTTCGTCCCCCGCAGTAAAGCCAGCTACGTTCCCACTCAAGGTTGCGGTCGTGCGGGCAATAAACTCTTCGTAGGTTGTTTGCAAGCTGGTGTGGCAGAAGCCGCCGGTTATCGTGCCAGACGATAACGATACAGTTTGTAAGTTTGAGATGTTGCTACAGTTTCCCATGTTATTGATTAGTTGCTGAGCTGACGCCGCTCAGGCAGTCGCAGGCTATAGCCTTACTCCCGCCGTCGATGTTAACGTCTGCATATGGTTCCTCTTGTGTTTCGCGACAATTAAGCCTAAACAGCTTAACCCTCGCTCTGCCCGTCCATTTCAGGCGAGCTGCAAATTCCCACCCGTAGTTAAATGGCTTACCAACTGCGGGTTCCTCAGCCGATGACGGAGTGCCTAACCGCATCCTCGCCCTGTACTGCCGCTGGTACTCTACCAAATCATTACAATTATCGCTAGACGACTCTGAGATAACTGACCATGACTGCCAGTTAACCCAGCACGGATACTGGTCAGGGTGGAAATCAGCACTAAAGCTGACCGTTCCGCCCGTAAGGTTATCAGCCCAAAGGTCAGCAGACTCAAGGACTTTAGCGGCTCCCATCTGGTTGAAGTCGAAGCTGGGAGTCTCAATCTCGGAGGTTATTTCATTACCAACGCTCTCGCTGCTAACGATGTCCACATCGTCAACGACCAAGCTGTCGTCCCGCATAATCTCCCACAACTCGGTATCACCGTATGTGACCGTGGAACCTGACAGGTACTTAGGCCGAATAAACGCGAAGCAACGCTCCACCCCGTTGAACCTGCCCTTAACTAGCTGGTAGACTTGAAGATCATACTTAACACTGGAGCGAGTCACTTCACTTGTCCAGAAGCCGTCGTATGCAGGAGGGGCTTTCCCCTTCATGCTGCTGATCTGGTTAAAGTCCAAGCTGACTAGGCCCGTAAACGCCACCCCTTTAGTGGCATCGTAGCTGCTTTGGCTGGTTAGCAGGTATCGGTTATCAAACAAAACACCAGAGCTGTACTTCAAATAGCTAGCATCATCATACTTAAAAACGCGGTACATCTCGGAGCTGATAGGAGTATTTCCTAGCTGCGTAAAGTCCCGCACAGCCTGAATCACACTGCGAATCCCGTCACGACTACGCATGAACACATCTCCATTGACCAGTTCGGTGCTAAAGTGCGACATCGAGCCGTTATTGATTAACGCGACTCGCTGCACAGGGTCGGTAAGGGCTGACCAGCTAGTCCTGTCTAGCGGCACGCTCACCGTGAACACGGCGTCATCGGTAGCCACAATCAGCTCCCCTTGCCCTAACGCAGTGTTCGGAGCAGCGGCAAACCTCATGGCCGTGATGTTTCCCGCTGACACCGGCACAGAGAAAGCACCACCACCAGCTAGGTAAGTGTTTTCTGTGAACTGCAAAGTTCCATTGCTGCCGCCATATATGTCAGAGGCTATGTAGCTTCGCCCCTTGGCTACCCAAAGACGACCGTGGCCGAACGCCATTGGGCCAGTGCCTATCGGAACAGAGTTGGTGGCATCGCTTGCGTAGCTAGCTGAGCTGCCGTCCCAAATGTATGGGGATGTAGACCCGTCCTGAATGACCATGTGACTGGTCGCGCTGCCGCTGCCAATCTTATTCTCGACCTGAACCATATGCACGCGGTCGCGAGTGGCTGAAAGCGTCTTACTGTTAGTAATGTCAGTGCAGGCCCAATCAGTGCCGCTAGCTGGCGGCTCTATCTTGTATGTGTTCCCGCCCGCTACGAATATGATTTGCCCGTCTGAGTAGTCGAAGTACCCGCAGCCTTGGAACTTAGCAGCAGCAGGAGTGGAGAATCCGGTTACGTTAATGCGCTTGTAGGCTGGACGAGTCTTTGCGAACCCGCCACGAAAAGACACATTGCCAGCATATTGCACCTGATTTGACGCAATCATGCTGGGAGAGCGGCCACTGTCCATTCCGCCGCTTAGCTCAGTGACGCCATCAACCAGCCTTCCTCTGTCTACGATTGACATATCTACGGCCTGTACTTCTTGTTTCTACTGGACTTAACTTTTGAACCAGTTTTCTTTGCGTAGGCTTTAGCTGCCTTCATCCCTTTAGCTGTGTACTTAAACTTCTTGTTCGCAACCTTTGGCATATTATTCCTCCGTTACTTCTTCTATGGTTATTTTACCTTCCTCCACCAACTTCATCAATTCTGCGTAGTCAGTGTTGTTCGGGTCTGTGGGAATGAAATAGATAGTACCGCCCGCGTTAACCTTAATCGTTTGATTCTTGGGCAGTCCCTCAAGGTTAACGTATTCAGCCGATGTAATGTTTAGCCTAGCCATGTTAAATCTCCGCTTCAGCACTTCCTAGTGCCACCCAACCATCATTCCCGCCACCGGAGGTTGCCCCGCACAGGCCACGAAAGCCATTCGCCCCACCAGAGGCAGTTGCCCAGTTGCTTTCGGGCCAACGTGTGCCGAATGTGCTGGCTGATGAATCCAAAGTAAGGGTTGGGGATGCTCTCATCTCCGTGGAGTATTGAACACTGCCGCTAGTGTACCACCCTGCACCCTCACTGTGTCCATACCATCCAGAGTGCCATGTCTGGTAGTACCGCTCACACTTCGATAAATCTTCTGCGTAGGTATCATGCGTGAAATCCGTAGCAGATGAGCCAATCTCGATCTTAACCCCCGTTAAGTGGAAGGTAGCACCAGAGGTTTCTGCCCATTGCGTCTGGCCGCTTAATTTAAGCATATTGTAAGACTCCCATGTATCCGCAGAAGTGAACTGCCTGTAAGCCTCCGCGTAGAGCGTCCAATCAATGTAGCACGCGCAGTTAGTCCCCGTACCCCAAGTGCCATCGGTGGGGAGTGCTATGGTTTTCGTAACCTCAGTCCAAGTGTCAGCGGCTAACGTGTAGCTTGTGCCGTAACTCTTTCCGCCATCACTCGACCTTACGGCTAGGGTGTAGTCTCCCGCGACACTGGACATTGCCCTAAACGAAATAGTTATGGTCTGTGCGTCAGAAGTGCCGCTGCAAGTTGCCTCCCAGTCCCAGCCTTCGGGGCGGTACTCGATAGCCACAAAGTCAGTGCCGTCCCCCATCCCGTTCGCCTCATAGTCAGACGGCGCAGTAACCTTTAAAGAGTTTACGAAGCCAGCAGGGTGTGTCCAAGATTGTTCTTGTGTGAACGACCCAGTTCCCGCACCTCCTTGATTAGTCCTCAGTTGAAACCTATCTACTAGATACTTGCTGTCGGCATCTGAAGTTAATGAGGTTCCCCTCTGCGAAATCCGCATTCCTCCGTTGATGACTATATTCGGCATGACCCCACCACCACCCGCAGCCGCCCAAGACAGGTTGCCGCTACCATCCGTGGTCAACGCCTGAGCGTTAGAACCAGTGCCATTGGGAAGGGTAAGCGTGGTGTCGCTGCTTTGGCTTGCATGGCCTTGCAGCGATACGCTACCTCCTCCTGCTGTTTTTAATTTAACTGGCATCGTCTTTAGTCCGGTTTGGGGTGAGCCGCCTTAACTTCACTGACATGATTCTGCCAGTTTGAAGTTCCATTCACATTATCCCAATACATCATGTCTAGCTGGTCAGCTACAGGGAGATAAGCCTTGCGCCTATCGCGGGCGTACTGGTCGGGCGGAACCCACGCATTAACCGCAGCTAGGTCTATCTCAACTGGATTACCGTCTCCGTCAATCGGCTTATCGTCTGATATTGTGACGACGCTTGGGTATAGCGCGTAAACCGCTTCGTGATTTATATTCATGCTCCAATCTCCTCCAAAATTATATTTGATACCCCCTTAACCACATAGTCATCAGTGCTGCTGGTTGGTGGTTTATTTAGATAGAACCCGTAACTGTATCGGTTATTGACGGTTGCCTTGTACTCGGTCGCGCTAGTCGTGCTTGGCGAGTCTAGGTACTGGTATGTGACGGTGTGGCTGTACCCACTGTCTGGAGTGTATTCCGATGCCATCGCGTTTCGTTGATAGTCGGTGGCGTTACTGGACGATCCTATCTGCGTGCTGTCCCGCTTCAGGCCGAAGCCGAGAGTGTTACCGGAGTTGCCACCGGCTGTAATCATCACGGTGATTCGTATTTTACTGGTAGTCGCGCTAGGGGTGATTGAGGCGTTCAATCCAGTAATCTCTGTGTCAGACGTACTTGTTGTCGAAAAACTCTCGGCGGTCACAATCGTGTTTACTACTTGTAAGACTTTGCCGCCCCCAGAGATTCCTGTCAGCGAGGAACCATCCCCAGCAAACGCAGTAGCCGTCATTGTCCCCGATGAGTTAATGGAACCAACCTCTGTGCCGTTGCTTTGAAACTTAATGTCATTGCCAGACCCATCGGCGTTGATGGTTAGGTTGCTGTTGGATGACGCTACGGTACTCATGCTCCAATCTCCTCCAAAATTATGTTAGACACCGTTTTCACGGTATACTGAGCGTCAAAATTTCCATGTGACCTGTTTAGGTAAAAAGTGTAACCGTCTCGGCAGCTAACCGTCGCCTTGTACTCGGTGGCACTGGTCGTATTCGGGGAATCAATATACTGATACATGACGTTTAGGTTGTCCGCAGTGCCGTAGGCGTATTGGTTGAGTATCGCGTTACGCTGTGACCCAGACGCATTGGTTGAAGAACCGATTTGAGTGCTGTCACGCTTTAGACCAAACCCACAAAATGGGTCGCCACTGCCCGTGCTGCTGCCGCCAGTAACCATCGCGGTTACTCTAATTTTAGAGGACGTTGCACTAGGGGTGATGGTAGCATTCAGTCCGGTAATTTCGGTGTCCGAGGTGCTGCTGGTTGAAAAACTTTCCGCAGTAACGGTAGTGTGTACCACCTGTAAAAGTTTCCCGCCACCACTAGCAGTCTCCCAAGCTACGCCGCCGCTTCCGTCCGTGGTAAGAACCTGCCCATCGCTTCCAGAGGAGCTATCCAACTTCAGCTTGGAGGATTTAAGGTCGAGTGTTCCGTCCGAATCAATGCTAATAGCATCAGTCGTTCCTGACACCGGCCTAATGTTGTTGGAATAAAGCGTACTCATGCCACTACCCAAGTGCTTCCTGACGGAACCGTGACGGACACGCCACTGCCGACCGAAACAGGCCCAGCACTGATTGCGTTGTTATTTGTTCCGATTGTATAGTTTGCTGAAATCGTGTGCGCGTGTTCCCACAAGCCGCTACTGGTCGTGTTTCCACCGCCGACTGCGCCCCAAGCGGAGCCGTCATATCCCTCAAACTCCGTGGTGTCAGTGTTGAACCTAAAGTAGCCAGCCGATCCAGTGTCCGGTCTGGCTGAAGTCCCTCCCGCTGGCAGAACTGCGGCGTCACCGGAGACGGCCCCAGCCTCGGCTGAGTACCTTAATATGTAATCGCTGTCGTGGTCGTGGCTGCTAGCTGCGTAGCTGGGGGTGAACCAAGCGGTGTTGTAATCCGTTCCATCAACCTTCTTTAGAAGCTGGTTAGCAGTGCCGCCACTAGCCAGTCCCGCGCCCGCCGCTCCGTCGGCTCCGTCGGCTCCGTCGGCTCCGTCGGCCCCGTCGGCTCCTGCTGGGCCTGTTGCCCCCGTTGCCCCCGTTGCCCCCGTTGCTCCGGTTGCTCCGGTTGGCCCCTGTGGCCCTGTTGCGCCATCGCTTCCATCTGCTCCCGCTGGGCCAGTTGCGCCCGTTGCGCCTGTCGCTCCTGCTGGGCCAACCAAGCTGGTCGCGCTGCCCCACGGGGTTCCACTGCTATCCTTGGGGCCGTAAATGTTGTCGTTAGCCGTGTCGATGTAAAAGTCACCGACTGATCCTGTCCCTGAAGCTGGTGCGCCAGAACCGTTTAAGACTGTCTTGCCGTCTGCACCAGCGGCCCCTGCTGCACCATCTGCGCCATCTGCGCCATCTGCGCCGTCACTCCCCGCTGGGCCTTGTGCGCCAGTGGCTCCGGTTGGCCCCGTCGCGCCCGTGTCTCCGGTAACATCCGCTATCTCGCTCCAGCTACCGCTAGACTTCTTGTAGACCTTGTGGTCGTCGGTTTTAAAATAAAAATCCCCGTCACTTCCGCCCGATGGCGCACCCGACCCGCTGCTCCAAGTTGCCCCATCAGCACCCGCTGCTCCAGTTGCCCCAGTCGCCCCAGTCGCCCCGTCAGCCCCGTCAGCCCCGTCAGCCCCGTCAGCCCCGTCAGCCCCTGCTGGGCCTGCTGGGCCTTGTGCGCCAGTAGCTCCAGTAGCTCCAGTAGCTCCAGTAGCTCCAGTAGCTCCAGTAGCCCCTGCTGGGCCAACCAGAGAAGTGGCGGAACCCCACGCCCCACTTGATTTAGGCCCGTAGATGTTATCGTTGTCGGTGTCTATGTAAAAGTCGCCATCTGATCCCGTACCCGAAGCTGGCGCACCTGAGCCATTTAACACCGTCTTGCCATCGGCTCCATCACTTCCCGCTGGGCCTGTTGCGCCGTCTGCACCATCAGCACCATCGCTTCCATCCGCCCCCGCTGGGCCTGTGGCACCCGTGGCCCCTGTGGCCCCTGTAGCACCTGTATCGCCGGTAACGTCAGCTATCTGCCCCCAGCTACCGCTAGTTTTCTTATGAACCGTATGATCGTCGGTCTTGAAGTAGAAATCCCCATCGCTTCCCCCAGACGGCGAGGCGGAGCCACTGCTCCATGTTGCTCCGTCTGCACCTGTAGCACCTGTAGCACCCGTGGCCCCTGTCGCCCCTGTCGCCCCTGTCGCCCCTGTCGCCCCATCCGCGCCATCCGCCCCATCCGCCCCATCCGCCCCATCCGCGCCCGCTGCTCCGGTTGGGCCTTGCGGGCCGGTAGCTCCAGCAGGGCCGGTAGCCCCCTGCGGGATGCTGAAATCAAAAACAGCAGCCGATGAGGTTCCGCTATTTGAAACGGTAACACTGCCGCCAGCCGCCCCAGTGCTTACGGTTCCGACCCCTATAGTTGCCGCCGCTCCCGCGTCGCCCGTGTCGCCCTTGTCCCCCTTTGGGCCGGTGTAGCTAGTGGTCATCGTGGTATGCACTGCCGACCCTGAGAAACCGGAGCCATCTGTGCCGACCTTGATACGCTTAGTTGTTCCTGAAAACTTTGATCCGTCAGTGGATGTTTTGGATAGCTTCCTTGGCATAGCTGTGTATTAGCAACAGTTGACACTAGGTATAGTGTGCGGTAACGATAAAGTCAAGGTGAGTACCACAATATATGGTTATACCTTTGATCACGAAATTACTCAGCTAGAAGCTGAGCTATACGCCTTCCGTGAGGGCATCACCCCAGAGGAGGGAGGGTTAGGCAAGTACCAGCATTTCAAGAATGCCGCCGACATTATCTGGCCTGACCTGATCTGGCATCCTTGGCTGGAGAGGCAGATCGAATCTCTCTGTGAGAATCAGTGGGTTAGCTGGACTGGCTGCGCTGCTAGCGGAAAGACCTATGGCTCCTCGCTGTATGCGCTGGTCTGGTGGCTAGCTGACCCGCAGCACAGCTCGGTAATCCTAACCTCTACCACTGCTAAGATGATCAGGAAGCGTGCTTGGGCGAATGTTCAGCACCTGTGGAATAGTGCTAGCAGCCAATTCGTCGGCAATATGGTAGACTCCAAGACGACGCTTCAAGCGACTAAAGGTGATGATAAGAACGCTATTTTCGCAGTGGCCGTACTTGATGGTGCGACATCAAAAGCAGTTGCCAACATCCAAGGCATACATTCAGAGCGTATCCTATGTATCGTGGACGAAGCCACAGATACCCCACCAGCGGCCTTCGAGGCGGCGTCGAACCTAAGTAAAGGTTGCCGTGAGTTTCAGTTCCTAGCTATCGGGAACCCGCACTCCATGCTCGACGAGCATGGCAGATTCTCTGAGCCAGTGCATGGATGGGATTCAGTCAACATCGACACGCAAGAGTGGGAGACTTTAAGGGGAATGTGCGTCCGGTTTGATGGGATGCGCTCCCCTAATGTGCTAGCTGGTGAAACTAAATGGGAATTTTTAATCACGAAAGAGCAGCTAGATGCGGCAATCAAGTACGAAGGGGAGGACAGCCCTCGATTCTGGAAGTACACCCGTGGCTTCTGGTCGCCATCAGGCATCGTAAAAACAGTGCTATCTGCTACAATGTGCCACAAACACGCCGTAGCTGGGAGGCATACATTCGAGAGGGAGTCGCGAGTCATAGCTGGGCTTGACCCCGCATTCGGCGGGGATAGGTGCGTGCTGAGGTTCGCAAAATACGGCGACCTTGAGAACGGGCTAATGGGCATTGAGTTTGGTGAAGTAATACAAATACAAATCAATGCCAACTCCGACGAGCCTATCCACTACCAGATAGCTAATCAGGTTCAGAAGGCATGTGAAGATCGCGGGGTTGAGCCGCAGTATCTAGCAGTCGATAGTACCGGCGAAGGCGGTGGCCTGTGCGACATAATGGCAAAAGAGTGGTCGAACAAAATTAACCGCGTGGAGTTTGGTGGAAGAGCTTCCGACCTTCCTGTGTCAGATCAGGACAGCAGGACTAGCCACGAAGCCTACGCCAATAAGGTGACTGAGCTGTGGTTCAGTGTGCGTGAGTGGGTGATCCGCGATCAGGTCAAGGGCATGGACAGCGAGACTCAGATAGAGTTTTGCTCCCGCATGTTTGATGATCAGAAGCGCAAGATAGTTGTGGAGCGGAAGGCGGAAATGAAAGTTCGCACAGGGGAAAGCCCTGATTTAGCGGACGCAGCAGCTATCTGCGTGCATTTAGCCCGCGAGCTAGGATCAGGCTCCTTGAAGAAACAGCTTGAAGGTGATAAAGAATGGGAAGCTCTATCGTTAAAGTACGATAGCATCTACAACGAAGGTTCAATGTATGCTGAGACTGAGTGATAAACAGACCACTCCGCCTAACGGTTGGAGGTATCGCCAGCGCGAAAGCGGGAAGCTGATCACGGCTACCTCATTTATGAACCTTGTGGTGGCGGTGCGGGAACACCGGATGGCCAACGGATACCCTATCCAAATGGATATGGAGCTAGAAATTGAAGAAGGTGTTTGCAAGGAGGTTCCTGAAGCCTGCAAGGAAGGGCACACCGACCTAATACCTCCCCGCCTTACCATAGCTAACGTGGTGGCTTTTACCAAGACGTTAGGTGAATCAATCCTCAAAGGAAACCCACGGGTGGGGCAAGAAGAAGCAGACCGCCGTGGTTCCATCTGCGCTGGGTGTCCCGCAAACATCAAGGCAGATGGCTGCGGCGGCTGCAACTCGAAGAGGATAGACGAGATTGTTGGGAAGCTAACAAAGGCAGGCGCGACGAAGTTTGATTCCATGCTGGAGAGCTGCAAGTTCTGTGGTTGCTTAAACCGCGCACAAATCTGGTTCCCGCTGGAGATTTTACAAAACCATATTAAACCTGAAATACGCGAAGCTCTACCGGAGCATTGCTGGAAAAAATGAACAGCTCGATAAAACTCGAAAACATCACTGAAGATGGCGTCCCTGAAAGCCGCCTCAACGACGCCGCATCCGTTCAATCAATGGTTAAGTCACTGGTTCGCGCCGATGATCGGCGCAGCAAAGTGCGAGCCAAGGTCAAGGGGCTGGTTGACGGCAATGCGCCATACTCCTCCACGGAGCTTCAGAGAACCGGACAAAGCTTCAGGACTAACGTGAACTTCCGAGAGGGCGAGTCATTCCTCAATATGGGTATGTCTGCCTTTTTTGATGTGTTCTCAGAGGTTCCAACCTACGCGACGGTTCGGATTAACCACGGTGACGCCAATGATTCTGAGATGTATAGCCGAATCATCACCGAGGAATTTGACCGGCTGCAAAAAAAGGACGGGCGGTTTGACTATATGATGCAGCTGTCTCAGCACGAGATGGTGCTGTACGGCACTGGGCCGATGGTGTTTGAGGATAACACCGACTGGCGGTGTGTGCCGATGAAGTCAGCTAACCTGCTAGTACCCGAGGGCACTAGCTCAAACGCTGAGGACTGGGAGATGTGCGTGGTTCGCAGTCAGTATCGGGCGCATGAACTTTACAAATTCATCAGGAATGAAAAAGCAGCGGCCAGTGCTGGCTGGACGGTGGCGGCTGCTAAGAAGTCAATTATCGCCGCGCACCCAGACACGCTTGGAAGTAATCATACTTGGGAGAAAGCGCAGCAAGAGCTGAGAAACAATGACCTTAGCTACTCAAGTAAGTGCGACGTAGTTAGCGTAGCTCATGTTTTTTATCGCGAGTTCCCGACCGACAAGAACCCTGAAGGGGCGATCTCCCACTGCATAATTGATGAGAGGGGCGACAATAAGGAGTTCCTTTTCCGTAAGGTTAATAGGTTTAGTAAGTGGAGCGAAGTCGTCCACCCCATGTATTATGATAAAGGGGACGGACAGCATCATTCAGTTAAGGGTATGGGGGTTAAGATGTTCTCTGCCCTTGAGCTAAAGAACCGGCTGAAGTGCAGCCTAGTTGATGCCGCGATGGCCCGAACCACCATTCACCTACAACCCAACAGCCCCAATGATCTAAACCGCATGAACGTGATCCAGATGGGGCCGTACAGCGTGATCCCGTCTGGCTACAACGTGACCCAGACCAACAGTGCTGGCGTGCTGGACGCACCGCTAGCAGTGGAGCGAGAGCTTGAGGGGTTGATGCAGGCTAATTTATCTCAGTACCGGCAACGACTGGAGAAGCAGGGAAACCCCCGCACGGCGACTGAGATTGAGGCTTTGATGGCGCAGCAGTCGGTTCTCGGTAAAACACAACTAAACAGATACTACGCTCAACTTGACGTGCTGTTTGCCGAACGATACCGACGCGCCATCAATCCTAATTTAACTAAGGACATGGCAGGAGCGGCTGACGCCCTTGAGTTCCAAAAGCGTTGCATAGATCGAGGTTGCCCTAAGGAGTGCTTCGACAAGGTTGAGCTTGTTCAATCAACCCGAACAGCTGGTCGCGGTTCAGCAATGGAACGCCGCGCCATAAGCAACGCGCTTATGAACGTGGTGGGAATGCTTCCAGAGGGCGGTCGCAAGAACGTGATCGAGGATCATGTAGCTAGCCTAGCTGGCTACCATAGCCTTGGTCGCTATTACCCAATGCCTGAGCAGGATATTGATACGCAGGAGCAGCAGCAAGAAGCCGCCCGTGAGAACGCATTGTTTAAAACTGGTGCTAGCATTCCAATCGCTGGCGGAGATAATCACGCCGTACATGTGGAGGTTCACATTCAGGGGGCCACCGAGGCAGTGCAGGCCGCTATGCAGGGAGCTGGCGACCCAGCTGAAATTGCAGTCTACGCTGACTTGCTAATTGACCATGTGGTTGCTCACCTACAGGAGCTAGGGCAAGACCCGACACGCAAGCAGTTAATCGCTGAATACACTGAGCGACTGGCAGAGATTGAAAAAGCCACAAACCAAATAATGGAAGAGGTGTCCCAGCAAACCCAGCAGGCAGCTATGCAGCAGCAGCAGCAGCAAGCCGCTATGGCGGAGATGCAGCAGCTTCAGAGCGGGGGCGACATTAAGGATCAGATTTCAATGATGCGTGCCGAACGAGATGAAGCACGCAAGGACGCTAAGGCGCAAAACGACTTGGCGCGAAAAACAGCAAAAACAGAGCAGGATATGGCGTTAAAGGACGCTAAATCCTCTCGATTACTAATGGGGTAAGGGTATGTACATAAGCATAGAAGCAGATGATATGATGCACATTGTTAAACTTCTTCGGGAGGACATGATGGGCATGGAACACTACCTTGAGGAAGAGCCAGACAGCATTGAGGCAGCGCAAAGTCTAGCAATGAGTAAGCAAGTCATGCTAAAGATTGCGGCCTGCGCCATTCTCAAGGGGCAGAAAAATGGAATAATAAATGACCCTTACTACATTTCGTCAAGAGCCGACCTTAATTAAATCGGCCATAAAACTACGATCTAACAAGACCTTCGCCACCATGCTTGAGGTGGCAAAGACGGAGCTGCCCAGCAACCGGACGCTCCCCGCAATGGGGGCGTCCGCTGAGGATTTTGCCTACGCCTACGGTGTCGAAATCGGATACCGGCAGGCTTTGGCCGTTCTTGAGTCAATGACAATGGAGCCGCAACAATCTGCGGAGGAGGTAGAAGCCACCTTCGCACCGACAACAAACGACTAAACAACAACTAACTATGGCTGAAGATACATTCACTATGGAGGACGTTGAGGCGATCAACCTCGAATCCTCAGAAAACAAAGACACCCCCGCCGAAGAGGCTAAGTCTACCGAAACCGAACCTAAAGGCGAGGCAGGAGAATCTGGCACGGAAGGGCTGAAATCATTCGCAGACGCCTTTAACGAGGCTTTGTCGGACGGTGAGGTTAAACTACCCTCCGAGGACGAGAAAGAGCCTGAGAAGCCGTCTGGGGAGCAGGAAAGCGCACCTGAGTCTCGGTCGTCCTCTGACTTCAAGAAGATTAAGGAGGATCGTGACAACGCGAGGCGTGAGCTTGACGACTTGAAATCCAAGCTGGCCGACCTTGAAAACAGCGATGTGGATAAGATCATGGAGCAGATTAAGGCTGAGCGTGACGATTTGAGCCAACGCTTAAAGCTGGCCGCAATCGAGCGTCACCCAAAGTTCCAGCAGGAGTTTCAGGAGAAGGTAGGCTCAGTGATTGAGCAGGCTAAAAGAATCGTAGGCAGCGAGAACGCCGACCGAGTAGAAGAACTGCTAAACATGTCTGAGTCCGATTATCGGAACAACTCGCTGGACGAGGTTATGATGGAGCTTTCCACAACCAAGCAGGCCCAGCTAGGCTCCTTGCTTACACGCATTGACGAGGTTCGGCGCGAACGCTCCGCTGCTCTGGAGAACGCCGAGCAGACTTACCAGCAAATGCTTCAGGAGCAAACACAGATGCGCGAGGCCCAGATAGCTGAGACTCACAAACTGTTCGACAACGTGGTAGGGGAGGCTAGCAAGCTTGAGGTTTTTGCAAGCCGCGACGGGGACGACGAATGGAACAGTGAAGTTAAGGATCGGGTCGATATGGCTCGCAGCATTTTCTCTGGAGAGAACGACCCCAAAGAGCTTGCTCGTGCCAGCCTTTGGGCAGCTGCCGCGCCAAAGTACCGAGAACTTCTGGTTCAGCAAATAGAGCTTAACCGAAGGCTGCAAAAGCAGCTATCTGATCAGGGCGATGCAAACCCGTCAGTTAAGAGCGCGGGGGGAGCAAGTAAGGAAGCCCCTAAGGATTTCATTGCCGCATTCAATGAGGCGATGGGAAACTAGGCTAGCTGATTCCAGCCGTTCCGGTAGTCCTCGTACTTGCAGCGCGGCCACTTATCGGGATAGCGGGCGTGCTTCCCAACCTCCCAGAATATGCCCTTCCCTGTCTTAACCTTGTCGATAGGGATGACGTAGACTCCAGTTCCTGTGGGGTAATAAATGACTGCGATGATGAAGTCGCAGTCTTTTTTTGTGTACCGAGTCTTTGACTTCCTACCGTGGGAGAATAAGACTCGGTAGTTCCCGCAATAAGGCTGCGTTGTTGCCTTCACTTGGAGAAGCCACAGCTTTCCGCCCCGTATAGCAATAAGGTCGTAAGGCTCAGAATCAGAAAGCGGCAGGGCCACGCCGTAGCCTAGCCTCATTAAGTCATGCGCCACCAGCATTTCTGCGGCAGCACCATGTATCTTGTTATGAGAGGATGCCCCCATCCAATCTCATTTCCGCTCCACCTCAGCCTCAAGCTCTACAATTATATCAAGAGCCTCGGCCACCCAATCGGGCGCAGCGGTTGCCGCCGCCTCAAACTGGGGGTGGTTTATCAGTTCCTCCCCCCGATCCAGACGGGGATGCAAGCACCCTGTTGAGAGCAGCAGCGTTACGGCCACGCTTAGCAGCCATACGTTCGATGACCTTCTTTTCATTCATCTTCCTTTCGATTGACCCAAGCCGGTCAACCAGTGAGTTGATCTGGTCAACCAGCTTGGGGAGAGCTGCTAGCCCCTGCAAGGCTGCGATTACGGGGTTCACTTGTCCTCCATTGAGGCAGCGGCCTTCACGTTGGATCGGCCAACGGAGTAGCCCAGTGCCGCGAGGGCGGAACAGATAATGCCAGCTATGCGGTCAGCTGAAGTAATCCCCTCAGGGTCTACAAAGCCGCCAGCAATGGCGATGCCTAGCACTGCCGCAGCAGTGCTAAGTATAAATTCGGTCGTTTTCCAGCCCGCCTTTACGGGGGCCGCTTCTTTTTTCTTTGAGTTAGGCATAATCAATTAGTCTCCTTCAGGAGCTTTAGGATTTTAATAACTGTCCAGACGCATGTCAGGATTAGCATGGTTATCTTCAGGATCATCTCAATATCTGAGAGAGAAACAGCCGCGAATACGCCGCCGTTAACCCCGAACATCTTCAGCCAGTCCGTCATGTCGCTCATGGTGTTGGTGTAAAAGGTGGCCCCCCGAAGGGGGCCACCGTGTCAGACAACAACGACTACGGTTTAAGCACCGTCGCGGTCGAAGAGAATGACTGCGCCGTCTTGCGGACGAACCGGACGGAACGCGGCCATGTACTTGGCGAAGTGACGCCCCAGAGTTTCCTGAGGATCACTTCCTACCGTGGTTGCACCGATGCGATCACCGCCAGTGATCCAGCTCCATTCGCCGCCGTAATTTTCGGGGTCGAAGTCCAGACCGTAACCAGCAGGGGTAACAATCTCGGTGGTCAACACGTTCGGGTTCAGCACGATAGCAGCCTCATGCGTGGCTGTGCGCCATGCGGAGTTGATCGTGTACTTCTTGCCTTTAGTGGCACTTCCCTCGGTGTATTGGTTCACCTGAACGAAACCACCCGAACCACTGTTAGCCGACGCATCGTAGTTGAAGCGCAACGGGTTCACGGTGGGAACGTGGCGGAAGTTGTTCAGCACACGGCTAGCACCCATAGCCTTCAGGAGCTGATGAGGTTCGCCGTAGCGAAGGTCAGCGCGAAGGCTAGAGTTGTCCTTGGCCAGCTTTTGGCTAGCCTCCATGCCGATGATCAACGGGAACACGGGGCCATTATCCTCAAGGTTAATAAACCCGTTGGAGTCGCCCTCGGTTGCTCCGTTCTCAATCAGACGCACGGCCAGCGCATCAAGGTGATCTTGATCCAAGGCGGTGGTGGAGTTGGACAGAGTGGAGACAGTAGCCAAATCGGCGCGAGTGGAGTCAACGGTGATTGCACCGCTAGCACCCACAGTCACCTTCTCGGCCTGCTTCAAATACTCTTGGATGAGCTTGTTTTCCCACGACTTCTTCGAGCGTTTCACCATTTCCTGCACATAGGCGGAAAGGAACACTTGAGGGTTGTGATCAAACATCAGGTCGGTCGAGCAAACCACCGGCCCGCGCAGTTGGAACTGCTGTGGGCTGTAGGTAGTCTCCGTGAAGCCCACCTCTACGTCTGTGTACGAGTTGGCACATGCGCCAAAGTTATCGCTACTGCCGGTTGACAGGGCGATAGCTGACCAGCTTTCGGTGTCATCCACGGGCTGACTGTTCTCCACAGTGAAAGTGGTTTGAGTTAGTCCAGTGTTTTTGTTGTACGATCCGCGAGGAATCGCAGACAGCCACAAAGATTGTGCAGTGGCTTGGCGATGCACTTGAGAGCTTAGGCTCTCGGTCGCGACTTTCATCGCGTCAAATGAATTAGCCATATCGGTTTATCTTTTGTTTTAGGTTAAACAGAAGGATATGAAGTCGGCCACTCGGCACGGGTACATACCTCTCCCGTGTTGTTCCGGTGGCCACGCCGAAATAGGGCCGTGCAGGTCGCCAAGCTGCTTAGGGCTAACAGTTGCGAATTTAGGCACTTCGCGGGTGCAGTTCCTTTTTACCATAAACAGCTAAATTGTCCAGCACCCCGCTGCAATTATTTTGTATTACACTGGGAGTGGCGGCACTATCCCAAACATGTGAATAACTTATGCCCAGATTAGTCACTTTTTTGTTTGCATTACAAACGGCATACATTATTATACGCGCTGTGCGATCAAAAAAGGACAGGGCCATCTGCTTGCGGGTGGACGAGGAGACGAGAGCCGAGCTTGAGGCGGTGAAGGAGTTAACTAAATCACCGATCTCAAGCCTGATCCGATTGTGCATACAGGCTGAATTAAAGAAACTAAAGGAGAGATATGGTCGGGGAGATGCAAAATAAAGCGGCGGCATGGAGCGAGGAGTACGAGCGTCAGATGCTCGGCATACTAATTCTCGACCCTGAGCTAATAGACGATACCGCAGTGAAGCTGCGCGGAGAAGAGTTCTACGATTTGAGGCACGCCAATCTGTACAACCTTTTATGTGATATGCGCGACCGGCAAATCCCTGTCACCGTCCCCTCGGTTCTTGAGGAGGCTAAGTCACTTGACGGGGGGCGAATGGCTATTGGCGATGTGCCCTACGTTATCGGCATGGTTAACAATGCAGCTAGCCCCTCATACTCCCCAGCATTGGCCACGATTAAAAAGAAGGCCAAATTGAGGGATTATCAGTCAGCAGCGCACCTTATTTTACAGACTATAAGCGGCGAGGGAGATGATGATTTTCGGTTGAGCGAGGCAGGTTCCACCCTGACCCCCCTGCTTCACGATGCCGATGCGGGCAGCGAAGCCACCACTAAGGACATAGTTCGTGAGGCTTTAGGCCAAATCGAAAGTGCATTTGAACAAAAGGGCAAATGCACTGGTGTCCCTACAGGCTTCGCTGCCCTCGACAAACAAACCGGCGGGTTGCAATCGGGCGACATGATTGTCCTAGCTGCTAGACCTAGCATGGGCAAGACGGCTCTCGCGCTGAATATAGCCGAACATGCTTGCTTTGAGAAGGGCATACCCGTCGGTTTTCTTTCTTTGGAAATGACAGCGGCCTCGTTGATGAAGAGGATATTTTCCTCACAGAGCCAGATTGACGGGCATAAATTGATGACGGGAAACCTCTCCGAGAGGGATTTAGTCAATCTAACTGTTGCTGCTGGGAAGGCGTCCAAGTCCCCACTCTTCATAAACGACAGGGCGGGCCTGAACATTATGGAGATGGCTGCGATTTGCAGGCGGATGGTTCTCCGAGACGGAGTGAAGCTGCTAGTAATTGACTACCTCCAGCTGCTACAGGCGAAAGCGGAGTCCCGCGTTCAAGAAGTCAGCCGTATCTCCAGCGCAATAAAGTCTGTAGCGAAGGAGCTTGGCGTACCTGTCCTCGTGCTGTCCCAGCTATCTCGGACAGCTGAGGACGGTAAGCCATCACTTAGGCACTTGAGGGATTCTGGTGCAATCGAGCAAGACGCGGATGTTGTTCTTTTGCTTAGTCGGGAGAAAGGCGGATCAATTACTGAGCTAGACATAGCTAAGCACCGAACCGGCCCCACTGGAATCGTTGAGCTGAAGTGGGACGCGACACTCACCAAGTACAGCAACCCTGAATACTTCTCAACCAATGACGCACAAGCTGACGCAGCATGAAGCAGATGAATACTTCAGACTCAACGGTCATCCTCATCCATGGGATCGGACACGTTCCAGCGTTCAAAAACAAAAAAATAATCGCTGGGAAAAGGCTAGTAACCGCCCCAAAAGCACGGCAATGGATGGAGCTGGCTACGAAGGATATGTACTCGAAGTTGAAATCCTTGTATCAGACCGGCGAAGGCGCGACCTCGACGGAGCCTTGGCAACAATCTGCGATTGCATCGTGGCCGTCGGACGACAACTGGCAGCAGATACCGCAGATAACGGTGAAAGTAAGGAGGGTGGAAAAGGGTGACGAGGGGGCCATTGTGCGCCTAACGAAAATTTCTCCCGTGTAGGGAGGTTAACCAAAAAAACAGAAACCAAAAACATGTCTGAACATAAAAACATAAGACTGGACGGAGTTGAGCTTCAATGGGCTAAACTCCATGAACCCTCCGACTTGAGCAATAAGTACACCGTCAACGTAATCAAGTTGACCGATGCACAAGTCAAGGAGCTGAAGGCCGCTGGCATAACTGTCAAGAACGGCAAGGACAAGAAAGAGCCTAACCTTGAGGTTGGCAACTACATCGCCCCCTCCGCGCAGAACCCTGTGATGGTGGTTGATTCGATGAAGAAGTCCATCGAGGGCGAGGAGTTGGCTAGGATCGGCAATGGCACGATTGCCAACGTAATCGTTCGTCCGTATGACTGGACGTTCAAGAACAAGAAGGGCGTTGGGTGCGGCCTTCAGGGAATCCAAATAGTTGAACTCAAAGAATATCGCGGGGCGGCTGATATGTTTGAAAAGCAGGATGGAGGCTATGTTCAGCCTGCATTAGCACAAGCAGTCGCTGAGGACGATGTTGCGTTCTAAGTGGATGATTATGGCGCACGTCGGATGCTAGCGGCGGTCATTGAACAAGCAGTTCACGACCGCCGACTAGCACTGACGCTGCGGCTAATCGACGATGACACGAACCCAGCCAAGAACCTCAAATCCAAGGACGCCGAAATAGTTATGAACCTGTATTCATTCTTCGAGAGCGGCGGACTAGAGGCGGCACTAGACATCGCTGGGTTTAAGATTTCAACAATAGCAATAAGGAGTAAAGCAAGTGAAAGAATTGAAGGACGAGAGAGGGGGTAAGCCATCCGCCAGCAAGGGCGAGGACTATGAGGCTTGCCACGGTAAGCACCAAATGGAAAGCGGGCTGAAGGACACTAGCAGTGCAGCTGCTGAGGAGGGGAACCGGATACATTTATGGCTGGAGGACGACCAAGCCATCGAGCTATCAGGGGACGAGCTGGCCTTAGCCAAGGAGATGGAGTCGCAGCGATGTGATGTAATGGATTTTGTATTTCCTGAGTGGAGGGATAACCCCCCTTCCATCATCATCAAGGAGGAAAGGCTGTGGTATCGCGGCAATCGCTACTCAGGAAAGGCTGATTTTGTAGCAATTAACGGCAAAAAAGCCCTAATTGTGGACTATAAATGCGGCAGAGTGCCCGTGTCTCATGCCCGTGTAAACGGCCAAATGAGGTGGAATGTGGCCCTATTGGACTGCGAATATGACTTGGAATACATCACGGTGGCCCTGATTCAGCCCAGATGTAGCACCCCAACGGTTTTCACCTACGACCTGAAGGGCATAAAGAAGGCTCGCAGGAGGGTGACTGACACGCTTCGCAAGATGGAGGCCGAGAATCCGAGCCTATCCGCTGGCGAAAAGCAGTGCAAATACTGCAAGGCTAAGGGGTTTTGCCCAGAGTTAAACAAAAAGCAGGAGGCAATCAGCAGGGTCAGTGACGCAGCGGAGCTTTCTACTTCCCAGTTGTCCGAGCTGCTGGTCGCGATACCCGCCATCGAGGCCAAGTGCAAGGCTATTAAGTCACACGCAAAAGATTTATTACGAGAAAATCCTAATGCCATAGAAGGCTGGGAGCTATCTTCCCCTGCACCGACCAGAACAATTTCCAGTGCCGAATCGGCCTTCAAGGAGTTGGAAGATGAGTCGATGATCAGTGCGGAGAGGTTCCTAGCTAGCTGCTCAGTGTCGGTGACTAAGCTTCAGCGAGAAATCGTGGAGCATACTGGCATGGGGCCGACGGAAGCCAAGCGCAGGATGAGTGAAGTTCTCTCGGGCGCAATGACTGAGAAGCATCAGGAGCCTCGGATCAGGAGGGCTTCGTAATGGCCAAGCGGTTTACAAGCACTGAGAAGTGGGACAAGGAATGGTTCCAAGACCTCAGTCCGCGCCTGAAATGCTTCTGGCAATATATGACGGATCGCTGCGACCATGCAGGGGTTTGGGAAGCGAACTACCGGCTCGCGGGCTTTTGCATCGGAGAGGAGGTAGCTGAGGGTGATCTCTTGGCTTTTGGTGATAGGGTTGAAGTCCTTGGCAACAACAAGGTTTACCTTCGGGGCTTCGTGGAGTTCCAGTACGGAAAACTCTCAACCACAAGTAAGCCTCACGCCTCAGTGATTAAGCTGCTGGAAAAGCATAAACTCCCCGTAATCCTAAAGGAAACAGAAACCCTTGCCAAACCCTTACCAAAGGGTTCGGCAAGTATTAAGGATAAGGATAAGGATAAGGATAAGGATAAGGAAAAAGAGAGTAGGGTAGCTGGGAGGTTGCCAGCTAGCTGGGTTCCTAACGATTCCCACAGAGCGTACTGCCTGAAGGAAGGGATCGACTTTGACGCGGCTGTTTCGGAGTTCAAAGATTGGGCCACGAACACGCCGAGAAAGTATTTGGATTGGGGGCTTACATTCCACAAAGCCCTTAAAGATTGGCTTCCTGAAAAGTTGCCAGCAAACAAGAAAGTTAATTACGGCCCGAATGGCTTGAAGAAGGAGATCATTCGGCCATGAGTTCAAAGGGGCCACAGCACTCTCTCGATGCGGACACCTCCTTGCCTGACGGCCTACCATCTCCGTCAGGTTCTCACGTTCGCAGCTGTGGCCCCTCCTCTTTGGACGCTGACACGCCCCGAGGGCGAGATGCGATCCGATGGGCGCGTAAGGGATCAGAAGCATTCCTACGCGCCTACCCCTCTCTGAACCTAGCTGAGACTGACCAGAAAGAACCGGCAGATGTTGACGGCATCCTTTATTCGGTTCTCAAGGGCAACGTCATCAAGGGAGTGGTGGAAATAAAAACGCGCTACATGACCTTGGATAAGCTCATGGGGCCGTACAACGGCGAGTGGCTAATCACTAAAAGCAAGCTGGATCGGGGGATGCAGCTTGCCTTGGGGTTACGCTGCCCGTTCGTGGGGCTGCTAGTCCTCCCCAATTCAGGCATCTGCCTTAGCAAGCAAATATCTGACAAGGACGGGAACTGGACTTGCGGGTTCCGAGAAGAAGTAACGAAAACAAGCGCATCAGTTAATGGCGGTGAAATGACTGGCCTTAACGCCTTTATCGACATGACTGAAGCCAAACAGTTCAAGATATTATGACAACAACAACAGAAGCAACTATTCGCGACATTAGAAAGGACTTCGACGAGATCATCGGTCTGGTTGAGTCCGTAACCGGAATAACCCGTGAGGAGATTCTTGGGAGGAAACGCCCTGACGACATCGCTCAGGCGAGAATGCTAACCTACTGGCTTATGCGTGAAATGGGCCATTCCCTTAGCAGCATCGGGAAGATGACCAACAGGGATCACGGCTCAGTGCTAAACGGGTGTAGGCGCATTAGGGATTGGGCCTCAGTGGACAAGCGACTCCAAGTCAAAGTGACAAGAATGCGCGACCGAATCGCCAACATGGACAACGACGCAATGCCCGAACGGTTCTGCCATTGCTGCGGTCGCCCACTCTCAGCAATCAAGCAGGAGGGAGCCAGCAATGGGTAAAGGAAAAGAAGGAATGGTATGGTCAGGTGACTTGAGCCACGACAAGTACGGTGTTGGACACAAAAATCAGGAACGGATGTCCGCCAGAGAATCCCGCCGAAAACTGGAGCAGGAGTTTAAACGCTATCTGAAGAAGGCTGCTAAAAAGGGGAGCCAAGCATGAGCTTCAAGGAATACGACTTCAGCATAGACGAGCTATTCGACCCGCCCCTATGCTACGACTGTAGCGGAATAGGCAGGCCGATGGAATGGGACGGAAGGAGTGGCTGGCGTTGCAGGTCATGCCTCGGACTAGAAGAACCCGACGAACAACGAATCACAACCGAAGGTTAAACATGAGCAGGACACCAGACCAAATTCGCGACCACGCCATGAAGGCGTTCAATCAGATAGCCCCACACAAGTACAACGCTGGTCAGGAAGAACACGGCGGCATACTGGACGAGAGAGACGACATCGTTACTGAGTGCCGAAATGAGGCGGTTGACCTTTGGTTCTACCTTGAGGCCGTCCGCCATCAGATGGATGAAAAGGATAGCAGGATAGCTAGGCTCGAAGCAGAGGTGGAGAGGTGGAAGGAAATGGCCAAAAGGTGAAGCCGTCCACCGCACAGCTAATAATCGAAATGGCGATAGCCTGCGCCTTCGCCTACCTGCTGTACCGGATGTTCGCACAGTGCTTCACATGAAACGCCCATACGACAAGGAATACTGGCAGAAAACGGCTTGGGGGTTCCTAATGGACAGGAACGCCCCTAGCACAGCCTTAGACTCGTCCTACATAGCCCTCCGCCGCGATGACCCTGAGCTGGCAGAAAAATGCCGTGAGGAGGCTGCTAGACGCCGTAAACGGCTTCCCAAGCTCTAACTCATCCTCCGCCTATATCCTATATCCTATATAACACCCCCCTCCTCTGTTCTCTCTGTACGGGTGGGAGTGGATAGATTGATGACACCACCGCACCGTCTGGTATCATCACAGAATGGGTGTCAGGATTCCACGCGCAAAAGGACAGATCGTAGCCGTAACTTGGCTCGATGCTGTGGGGTACATAGGCGAATCAGCCAAAAACGCAAAGCCATCATCATGCGAAACCATCGGGAGACTCAAAAGAGTAGAGGATAACTTTATCGTTATAGCCACCTCGCAGTACAAAGATGGCGATTCAGGGGACTACACAGTCCTGCCTACGGGAATGATAACCGAGGTTAAAACGGTTAGATAACCCTTCAGCAACCGTTAAGCATCTACCTCAGCCCGCTTCAGTTGGGACTTAGGAGGCAGTGCTGCCATGACGTTAATGTTGATAAGCGGCTTATCCTTCCTCTCATCAATGCCGTGATTCTTTCGCATCTGCTCATCCCACGACCTCCACGTTTCAGTAGCTAGCTTCAGGTTCTTCCAGTCGCCAGACCTAGCTGCCTGAATGCCAGTCTGTATCAGCGTGC